GTAGTAGATATCACAATGAATTTACTACCGCCACCGTACAACCAGACCAGCGCAAACATTGGGCCTACAGGTGTGAGTCCTGGTACTCACATTAACGGCGGGCCTACTGGTCATCTCACTGGTCCTCCCGGCTCTTTGCAAACTTCGAATGGAAATAAGAGCGGCAGATGATTTCGTCAACATCAAGATACGCGAACAGCAGCGTTGTTACGATAGAAAATGCTGCCGGAAATCACGTACAGGTTATAGTTCCTGGCGAGCAGGAGAGTTTCACATTCAGCTATGTCTATCATGTGGTAGCTGCTCAGGATAGAATTGATCTAGTAGCAGACGCTTACTACAATGACCCTCTTCAGTGGTGGAGAATTGGTGACGCTAATCCAGAAATTCTGGACTGGTCAGCTATGCCTGTAGGTACTCAGATAAGGGTGCCTAACGCATGACTCTACCTCTTGGCCCTGTTGTGTATTCCATCTGGATTAACGATCAGCTTGTCACAGACACCCCACTTGACGTAGAGCTACGTCAGGGATGGGGAATGCACGACATGTTTTTCCTGCGGATTGAGTATTACAGGCAGTATCTTCTTACGCATAGGCTACCTCTATGGCCTGACAATGCACCAATCAGAATTGTCTGGGGAATGCGCCCCTCAAACATTCAGACTTGGTATGGATATGTAAACCATCATACCGTTGATGCTAACGCTGACTCTGGCTCTCAGGCTATGCAGATTACCTATGTGTGCCTTGGTACGTCTAAGCCCATGAATACAGACAAGAGCCGTCAGTGGGGTGCTGTAACTCCAACGTACATCGCCAAGAAAATAGCCGGTGAGTACGGTTTCAGGTGTGTTCTTACTTCTACTAACTGGGTACTGTCATACGAAGTACAGGCAAATGAGAGCGACTTTTGCTTCCTTAACAGGATAGCTGACAAGGTTGGATATAGGTTCTGGGTTTCGGGGGGAACACTATATTTCATTGACCCGTCTGTTGTTCTGCAAAGCAGTAGCGTTCAAGCCATCCCGTCTTTCAAGATGGACAAGCTGTTCACTAAGCTGGATACAGTAAGACAGTTCCACATGAACGAGGGCGGAAATCTGCCCGGTGCTGCTATTGCTTACAGATCAATCTTTGGGTTGGATAAAAACTCTGGTAGTGTGTTTCAGGTGACAGCTAACACAAATAACTCACCTACTATCTCACAGTACAAGTCAGATCGGCCAGTAGACAATCTATCTGAAGCTCAGTACTTAGTAGCCGCCTGGGAGGGTATGAATCAGTGGTGGCAGAGTGCTACTGCTGAGCTATATGGTTCTACTATTATCTACCCCGGCAAGGTAGTCTATCTCAGCGGAAATCAGATGCCACCTAACACAGAAGGCTACTGGATTGTTGGTGCTGTAACACACGTACTTAAATCTTCCTGGTCAACAAGCTTTCAGTCTGACAGATTCTTCAGCAGAGTAGAGCTAATGAAGAATACAACGGGAATTTCCCCTATTCTAAAGAACGTAACATCTTTAAGTCCAGAGTTTATTGACTGCAAACTACAGCAGAATCAAACATGGATAGCAACACAAGCGACAGTTATATATGATGGAGTACAAGCATGAGCAAGACGCTTAACTCTGTGGGTATCAATAAGGCTACAATATGGTCAGGTGTGTACTCTGCGGTTGTTTACAACAACACAGACCCTCTAGGATTGGGCAGAGTACAGCTACAGATTCCTCAGATAATGGGTATGGCTATTTCAGCATGGGCTGAACCTGTAGGCATGGACACTAACGCAGTAGTTCCGGCTGTAGGAAGCTACGTGCTTGCCATGTTCATTGGCGGTTCCATTCATAAGCCTGTGTACATGCCCGAGTCTTGGACAGTACAGGAAACTCCCGACTGGATAAATGTAACTCTAGCTCCGTACTCTGCTGATAAGACAGGTGCTACTGACGCTGCTCCTGCAATTCAAGCGGCCCTTAATGCTATTAGTACTGGCGGAGTAATCTACATCCCGACAGGCTCTTACAAAATAGGAACTTCCCTTAACGTTGCTAACAACAACACAACCATTATTGGTGATGGTTGGGGTACTCAGCTACGGTTCGATGGTACGTCTGTTAGCCCATGCATCGGTCAGGCTGACACAACAAACAGATACGTTGTCCTTCAAGACTTGCGTATCACGCAGACTAGCGGTACATCAGCAGGTACAGCAGTAGAAGCAACCTACTGGCACGACAGTAAGATTTCCCGCTTGCTGATTGACGGTTCTACTAATAACCCTAACATCGGTATCAGTATGAATGCCGCTACTACATACTATAACGTTGTTGAGGATTGCAGAATCAACTGTGACGGCACTAACGGTATGTGTATCCGTATAGATAACGTAGCCAACTCTAATGTCATCAGGAATTGCAGGCTACTTCCCTCTGGTTCTGACACGTCACAAATTGGCATCTATGTTAATGCCAACACAACGTTGCTAGACAGAGTAGACGTTGAACACGCTGCCGGTACTGGTATTTCTCTAGGTGCTTCTGCTCACGCTACGGTGATTTTGGCACCTTACTTAGAGTCCAACGGCTATAATGTTGTGTATGCATCTGGTGTTTCTAACCCATTTATTCTCGGCGGTTCTCTTCTTACTCCTGTTACGGCTAACATTCAGGACAACGGAGCTATTGCACCTTGCACGCTTGTAGCTAGGTCTGGAACAGCAACACCATTCACTAAGGCGATCTTCCAGCAACCATCTTCTCTTGGGCAGATTGTTCGTGTAATCAACAGAACAGCATCACCAACAGATTCGGCGCTGAGAGTTGAGACACTTAATGCTGGTGAACATGCTATTGGCGTACAGCAAACAGGTGACACAAGTAACCGTCTGCGAATAGATTCAGACGGTACTATGTCATGGGGAACCGGAAGCGGAACTTTTGATGTTGTAATGAACAGGCAGGCCGCAAATATTTTGCAGCTTACTTCTGCCGATCTAGACATTGCTACAACAGGAAATGGTCTTAGAGTAGCTGAGGGTACTAATGCCAGGATGGGTCACAACAACTTAGTAGCTGGTACTGTGACAACAACCAACACGTCTGTAACAGCTAACACCAGGATTTTCTACTCGGTGCAGACTCCTGGTGGTACTCAGGGATTCATCTCTGTAACCAGAGTACCCGGTACATCTATTACCTTTACGTCAACGTCTAACACAGAAACATCAACAGTCGCTTGGCTACTAGTGGAACCAGGATAAAATGGCAACTAACTTTGCGATTCCTTTCGCGCTAACAACACAGGGTACTGTAGCTACAGTGACAGACCCTAATCAGATAGCTCTGCAAAGAGTACGAGCGCTTATCTCTACGAATCCTGGGGCTAGAGTGATGGTCCCTGATTACGGAGTAGGTCTTACGGCTTATCTATTCGCCCCTGATCTAGCTGCTACCAATGCTAAACTAACAAACGAGATTAATCAGGCTTTCCAGAGATGGGAACCGTCCATCAATCTTCTGTCAGTAAAACCGGTAACCAACGATGTATCAACAGGTATTGATGACGTGACTGTGGAATTCACAACCTCTAACGACCCAGCATTTAATCCTACACTGACAGCAACAGTCCTTGTAGGAGGAACAGTGGTAAATAACTAATGACAACTCCAACTTACTCAGCCCTTCAAGCTCCTACGGCTGTAGACTACACATCTAAAGACTGGCAGGCATTCGTTACATCAATGCTGAATTATGCCGCTGTGATCATGCCCGAGTGGGACACATCTTCAGAGGGCGATTTCGGCGTGATGCTAGTTGAGCTATTCGCCTACATGGGAGACATTCTATCCTTCTACGGTGACAGGCTAACTCAGGAAGCGTATCTACCAACAGCTACTCAGAGACTCAGCATTCTGAATATCGCTCAGCTTCTAGGATACGTGCCTACAAACGGTTCACCAGCTACAGGTACGGTTACTCTTCAGAATACAACAGCTAATCCAATCACAGTACCCGCTGGCACTCAGATAGCTACTAGCTTCCTTACTGCTGCTGATGCTCCTATCATCTATCAGATAACATCTAACGTAACTGTGCCAGCTAATAGCACCGCTTCAGCCAATCTTTCACAGGGACTAACTTATACTTCAGTAATTTTGGGAGTGTCAGATGGAACAGCAGGCCAGGAATTCGAAATCCCGCAAGCTGGTGTCGAAGATGGTACTGTTACTGTATATGTATCAAGCGCTCAAAGCCCTATTAAATGGAATCAGGTAACGTTCCTAGTAGACTCTGATGCTGACGCACAGGTGTTCTCAGTATCCGTTGACCAGAACAACATTACTAGCGTGCAATTCGGCGACAATATTAATGGTGCCATCCCTGGTATCGGACTAACTATCACAGCTACGTACACAGTAGGTGTGGGTTCCCTGGGAAATCAGGGAGCGGGTCTAGTTGGTGCTATTGTTAATCCTATTGCCGGAATAGTAGTGCCATTCCAGTCAGCAGGAAGCTCTCTCTATCAGTCATCAGCTATGACAGGTGGTTCTGATCCTGAGACTAACGACCAGATCAGGGCTAACGCACCACTAGCTTACACAACTCAGCAAAGAGCGGTTTCCCTGGCAGACTACGCTAACTTGTCCCTGCAAGTTCCCGGTGTTCTAGTAGCTAATGCTATAGCTAATCACGCTACTAGCGTTACTCTGTATGTCCTTGGTCCTAACTACCAAGCTGCTAGCTCTGGATTGCAGAATAATATACTATCCTATTTTGCAAACAACAGGACTCTGGCTGGTACAACAGTGACTATCGGAACACCAGCACTTATACCAGTAGACATTGGTTCCTCTGGAAATCACGTACAGCTACAGGTTATGACAAACTACAACCAGGGTGTAGTCGTAGCCAACGTAACGACAGCCTTGCAGTCTCTACTGTCACCGCCAAACTCTCAGTTCGGCCAGCTTCTTCAGGTGTCGTCTGTGTACAGTACAATTATGAGTGTGCCTGGTGTTGCTTATGCTGTAGTTAATGTTATGACCAGAGAAGATATTACACAGACTAACACTAATCCTATTCAGTTCCGCCAGTCCGAAATCCCGGTGGCTGGTACAATGTATATTACCGCTTCGGGAGGTATCCTATAATGACAGCAGTTCAGTCAATTTATCCTAATGGTATTTTTACCTGGACGGACAGAGTAGATCAGGTTAGCATAGACTTTGCTAATGACTCTAACTCCCTAGCCTCTGAGATTATCTCGATTGAGGGAACGCTAGGAACAACACCAGAAATTGAGCCTCATCCTCCTTACGGTAACGCGATTACTTATGCCACAGTTAGTTCTCGTATCACTGACGCGATGAACAACAGTCAGATGATTGTGTGCTCTTTGACTAATCCAAAGATTACTCTGCCTAATAACACAGTTGGTCAGCTTAACACGTACAACCTGAGCTACGACCCATTCAATATGTTTAACGGCGTTGACATAACTATCCCGGCTAATGGATGGTGGCTAATCACAGCTACCCAAACATGGTCTGGCTGGGAAGACGGTTACAGCCACTTCAGTCTATGCCTAAACGGAACAAGTAACATCATCGCTGATGATCTTATCAACTGGGAATTCCCCGGCAACAACACAACTGCTGGACTTCCCGGCAGATGGCAGCAGTTTGGGGCTAGGTCTATTTCTACCGCTATTACGTGGCAAGGACTAGCACATGCTGGTGACAGATTCAGCGGCCTGTCCGAGAACGGTACTTCTAATGCCGCTCATGTGGTTACTAATCTTACAATGAAAGCTAGTATGCTCCGCAAAGTAAGCGGAACCTTTACTTCAGGATAACAATGGCTGTTTACGGAATTACCAAGTACGGCACAGACGTATACGGTTACGACTTTCCTCCTGCGTACAGAGTTGATCCTTTTGCTGCTATAGCAACTGACTACAGCACAATCTCTCTGTCATGGACACAACCTGTGGGTACGATTCAAGCCTATAGGTTAGTTCGTAATCTCTACGGTTATCCTGTTGACCAAGACGACGGCGAAATTCTTATTGATTCTCTGAGCTACCCCGGCTCTCAGTACAAAGACGCATCAGTAGTTCCTGGTACGTATTATTACTACGCCATATATGTTGCTACCAACCTGTCAACATACACATGGGTTAGATCAGGATGGACAGCTTGCCTGGCGATTAAGAACTTCGATTCCTACCAGACTATGTACGACCTGATCCCTGAGTATTACATCAGCACTACAGGTTCGGGTGACGTTCTAACTCAGAACAATGTGACCAACACGGCGCTGAGTCAGTTCATGCAGGTATTCGGCTGGGGAATGGACCTTATCAAGACACAGTACAACACCTATCTTGATGTCAACGATCCCTGGAAAATTCCTCAGAGTCAGCTTTACAATCTCGGTCAGCAGATGGGATTGAATATCAATCCTGATATACACCCGTACACCTTGCGTAAGGCCATTCAGTACAACGCTACAGTCAACCAGTACAGAGGTACGCACGACGGAATACAGACAGAAGTTTCCGCTCTGACAGGATGGAATATTGATCTTCAGATAGCAGCTAACTTCATGCTAAATAACGATCAGTCAGCATTCATCGACCCTGTTTATCCTGTCTGGTCAGCCTACATTAACTACGCTCTCAACGAACGTGTTATGTATGGCAACTACTGGTACAAGTGCATTCAGGCTTCAGGAAATATTGGTAACGCCCCTACTGGTACATCTGGTAGCAATACTTGGTGGCAAGCGGTTCTAGGTGTCAATGACAACACAGTCCTTCTTAATCCCCTGACTGGAAATCCTAATACCTGGGATGTCTTGTATCCATCTGCTACTAATGGCGCTGCTGCGGCCAACTCTATCTATGAGACTATCGGAGTAGCCAATCCTACCTCTGGTTCGATGTTTAACTACAACAGCTTGCAGGCTATTAACAACGGATCAGCGCAGAATGTGTGGCTAAGATCAATCGCCAGAACAACTGCTGACTTGCTGACAACCACAACAACTTTCGCTCCGAATAAAGATCAGGTAGTTGGAGATGGTATTCCTGTACCTTACTCATCACCGTATCAGCAGTGGACATCAGCTTCATGGGTTGACACAAACCAGATAGTTACGTACAACAATCAGCCGTTCATAGCTCTGAGACAATCACTGAATGAGATACCGCCTTACTCTACAATAGGTGTAGCAACAACCGACTGGGCACCATT